TGGAGTTTGCGTTGGAGTTTCCCAAGCGTCCCGCTGGGTTGATGGGGATTATCCAGCGCATCATAATTACTGACGGCGGAGACTTTTGCGTTTTCGAATGGAAACATGGGGAAGGTGTAACCTACCCAGAGAGAGTAAAAGAGTAAGAAGATGACACTGCGAACCCAAATGCGCGCTGGAGATTTAACGTCACCTCCTTTATTTTTATTGGTGCCGGGGAGTCCCGGAGTAAGCAGGAGTCAATCGATGACACTAAGTGAAGAAACCAAAGTGCAGTACTCGCCCTTCGAACGGAAGGTGTTTGCGATGCTGTCGACCAAACCAAAAAGCACCGTCGCCATTACCGACAGCATGTATGGGCGGGCACGACGCCCGGTCTATGCCCGGCAGTCGGTGCTCGGCGCACTGACAAGCCTTTCGAAGAAGGTCAAAACAAACAAGGAACCCTTCATCGTCAAGAAGTCGGAACGTACCGGACCGCACCCGATTAAGTTTTGGGTGGAGAAATGAACTACGTCTCCCGGTTTGAACCTTGGTCACACCAACGCGACGCCCTCGACAAGATGGGCGACCGTAACGCCTTTGCCTTGTTGATGGCGATGCGGACCGGCAAGACAAAGACCTTGCTGGATAATTGGGGTGCGCTGGAGGCCAAGGGGGAATGTGATGACCTACTCGTCATTGCACCGGCCGGGGTTTATAAGACATGGGAGAAGGCCGTCAAAGACCATCTCGCGCCGGCGTTATTGGCGCGGGTGAATGTCTTTACGTGGTCCGCTAGTTTGCGGTCACGGGAAAGGTACAAGGTATTGCTGGAACAGTTTCTGCGGGACCATTCACGCCCGCGGATATTACTGGTCAATGTCGAAGCCCTTTCCAATGTTCAAGACGCTCGCTCGGTCAGTTACAATTTCCTGGAGCAACGGAAATCGATGCTGGCAATTGACGAGTCGACCACCATCAAGAACCCAACGGCAAAACGTACCCGCTACATCAACATGGTGCTAAAGGAGAAAGCGAACTACCGCCGCATTCTTACTGGGTTGCCGACGCCCAAATCACCTTTGGACATCTACAGCCAGTTCGAGTTCCTTGACCCCAAGATATTAGGGCATCGTTCGTACCGCAGTTTCCGTGCCCGCTATGCGGTGACACAGAGGATGCAACTCACCGGACGCAAGGCATTCGATGTTGTCGTTGGTTTCCGTGACGTCGAAGAAATACAGGACCGTATTCAAGACCACTCGTTCCGGGTACGGTTGGAGGACTGTTATGATTTGCCGCCCAAGATGTACACCATACGCGAGGTGCCGCTGACCGACGAACAGAAGCGGGCCTATAACGAGATCAAGGAATTTGCCACCACTCAATTGGATAACATGGAGCACGTCACCGCCCAGCAAGTCATCACCCAGATACTCCGCATGCACCAAGTTCTGTGCGGGCACGTCGGGACCGAGAACGGTGGCTATGCCGACATCCCGGAACACCGCACCAAGACCCTGATTGATTTGTTGGACGAGCACGAAGGCAAGTCCATCATCTGGTGCAGTTACGACACCGACATCCGCAAGGTGTCGATGGAGCTGGAGTACCATACCCTGCGGGAGGCGTGGCAGGAGGGTCAACCACCGGTGCGGGTCGACGAGTCCAATCTAAAACACGTCGCCCGGTTCTGGGGCGGCAACCGTGAGACACGCGAGGACGAGGAGTTCAAGTTCCTGAACGATCCGGATTGCCGTTACATGGTAGCGACCGCCGCAGCCGGAGGACGAGGACGCACTTGGACCGTCGCCGACATGGTCGTTTACTACAGCAACACCGCCGACCTCGAGCACCGCTCACAGTCGGAAGAACGAGCGCAGGGCGTCGACAAGACAACCTCCGTTCTCTATGTCGACCTCGTCGCACCCGGTACGGTCGACGAGAAAATGTTAAAGACCTTGCGCGCCAAAATTAATATGGCAGCAACCATCACCGCGGACAGTTGGAGAGAGTGGGTAATTTAAAATGACAAAATTAGTCGAAGACCTTGAGACGATGAATCAAGTGGTAACCCGTATGCGGACCCGTGCCGAGCACCACGGTCCCAACGTCACTGCGATACTGCCGGCGTTGCGCGGGTACCTCGAGGAGTACGGTTACGATATCTCGGTGAGGACCCATATGGGAATCACTGGCAACGTGACGTGGTTCAAGTCCAAGCGATCCAACAACCGTTATTGTTTCGGTTACAGTCACGGCACGGAGCGGTCCAACGGTTACATCGAGTTGCGTGCGGGTACTGTCCAAGGTCCGGTGCTGGGGAAATTCACCAACGACACGCCGGTGATGGAACTTTACAAGTTGTTCGGAAGTATCTGATGTTGAAGATGAACCCAAAGAGTTTGCGGATGGATTTAGAACCGCGCCGGCTTCCGGCGTACCTTGCCGCCGCCAATGGACAACGACGGCCAGCGCCGCCGTCGTTTGGAAATGGTGTCAGCCGCAAATGGTTGACACCGGTCAAACTCGTTGCAGGGTTCACCGGCATAATGACTTTGCTAATTACGTTTGCCATCCAGCGCGTGCCAAGTGTCGAACGCATTGAGGTACCTCCGCCGACGATAGGTGAATCGGTGGCGGTCAAAAGCGACGCGCAGATTAGAACGGTCACAACGGATCGGCCTGTCGTTGCGGCGACTGACCCGGTGCCGGTTGTCACCGAGCGCATTCGTCCTGACCCAGCACCAAAGGTTCCGGCGCTGGTCGCACTGCCGGAAGACGCCGAAGGGGAGAACGGTCCCGAGCCAAAGTACAAACGAAGGACACGCGCCGCCCGAGGTGGTGACGTCTGCTCTCGGCACAACATGCGTAAGGTGGTAACGAGGGGAGGCAAGTCATGGAGATGTAAACGAGTGTAGCGCACAGCGCCTTTGGCGACGACGCTGCGCGGTGCATTCCGCACCGTCCTCTGATCAGGAGACTTATATGAAGCGACTTATTTTAGCGACTACCGTCTGCCTTGCCTTAGCGGCGGTTTCCGCCAAGGCCGACGTTTTCCTTGACACTCAAGGCATTCCCGGCACGGGCAACAACGTTGTGTTCACCGGCATTGACCCCACCAATCCTCGCTTGATCCTCGGCCACCTCAACGGTCAGAACAACGAGGTGGTGCGGTTCTTTGACGTGTCGAACACCACTGGGTTCAGCGGCGCTGCCAACGGTCAGGACATCAAAATCGTCAACACTCGCGATTTGGATATCACTGTCTTCGACAGCACCAACACGATCCAGCTCGGCACCACGCGGGACATCTTCTCGCTGAAGGGTACCGGCGACGTGTTCTTCCGCGTAACAGCGGTGGACGCGAACGGCCAGACGGAGACGTTCAACTTCACCAACCTTGCGGGCGGCATCGCGGGGCTTGGTGGCGGCGGCTACGATCTTGGCAACGGCAATCGCCAGAACGGTTTTGATTTCTCCGTCGCAAACGGCGAAGTCATCACCGACATTGATTTGTTTCTTGGTGCCACTGGCATGATCAACGACTTCGAACACTTCCGCATCGACGCTGCACCGATCCCGACAGCGGCGGTGCCGGAAGCATCGACGTGGGCGATGATGATCGCTGGGTTCTTCGGCATCGGTGGTTTGACAATGCTCAAGCGCCGTCGTGAAGAAGGCAAGCACTCGTTCCGCTTCGCATAAATCCCGGTCAATCCTTGACGGGACAACTTGCCGGGGAGGGCGCAAATGCCTCCCCGGACTCTTTCAAACAGGAAAACGAAATGACCAACCCAGTAGACAATAACCGCGTCGCAACCCTGACCTCTGAAGCCATCCGTGCCTCTGGTGAAAAGGTCAGCAAAGATATTATGGCGACCGTGGAAGCCGTCGACGAGACCGCCCGCATGTTGCGGCAGGACGCCGAACAACTGATTGAACAAATCCAAAAGCACACCAACGATTTTGCGGACCGGGTCAACCTGTTCGTGGTCAACTGTCATGACGCCGTAGAGATGTTGAAGGAGCACAAGGCAAAAATCTTTGACGACGCCGAGGTGCCTGTCGACGCCCGCCCGGCAGTCCCGTTGATGTTGACAGCGGAACATCTGGCCGAGCCCAAAGCCAAGACCAACGGCAATGGTCAGCACACGGGATAAAAGGTTCGGTGCGCGTTTACTACGCGTGCATCAATGGGCCTTCTACGAAGATAGCGGCGTCGTTGATCCTGACTTCGACGCCGACGATGGAAGCATTGCGGCGCTGGTCCGCCTAGTAGCGACCACCGGCGCAATCGCTTTACATCCGGACGGTGACAGACGCAGCGGACGGGATGACCCAGTACCGTTGTGCAGTCATATACCGGACGGCACCTCGGCGGCGGAGTTCCCTAATTACGACGCCATGAAGAGGTCGATGGCCAAGCGTGCCCTCGAAGAAGAACAACGGATGAAGGCCGACGCCAACACGGCGGAGGCCCGTCGCAGGGCTCGGGAAGAACTGGATTGGGAAAATGAACTGCTCCGCAACCTCCGGCTCAACGAACCCATTGCGGCACGTTGTGGTAGAGTGTTCCGGGAGTTCGTAATGATAAACGAGTGTGACGAAGGTACCGCCAACCCGGAACCGCAGAACGTTCGGTGGTCGGAAATTCTTCGTTGTCGAGGGTTTATCATTTACAAACGTATTGTGATTGGTGATGTGTACATCGGGGATTCAATGTAATGTCAATGGAAAGTGAAAAGATGAAACTGAAAGAGATGTCTGCCGTCGTTCACGACGCCCTGCGCACCTTGAAGATTGGTGACACCGGGACAATTACCTGCACCAAGGCATTCGCACTCGACGAGGTCCGCGAGTACGTCACCGCTTATGCCTTCCACAAAAACAAATGGTTCAAGGTCAAGGCGGACTCCGTCAGCAATACATTGTATTGCGAGCGGACCGAGTTGCCCAAGTGGGATGCGCCCGACGAGGAAGACCCGGAAGAAGACGAGGAGGAACTGTGATGCCTACCCGAGACCTTGGCTTGACTTACCTTGAAGCCGCGCACGGCGTGCAGTCTGCCGTGCGTTATGAAATGACCCAACTGGGTTTTGCCGACGACGCCCAAGACAAGGTTGTAAGCATGTTGAAACATGTGCGGGTCGGCGTCGACATGCGGGCATCGGACGCCGGAGGGTTAGCGGAGTTGCTAATGTCCAAAGGCATTATCACGCACAAGGAATACCTGGAGAGTTTGCGGGTCGCCGCTAACGAGGAGCTGGATAGGCTCGAGCAACACCTGCGACGCGAATATGATTTGCCGGACGGGGCGTCATTCCGATGAGACAGATTTGGTTCGTCATGTTGGTAACCGCGGTTGCCGTCACCTCCGCGTCAGCCCAGACTAAGCAGACCACCTTCCGCGACACCTCGGGCCGCACTATGGGGAGGGCGGTTACGGACCCCAGCGGGCGCACGAATTACTATGACAGCACTGGGAGGACCACCGGTCGCTCGGTCACCACGGGCGCTGGCACGACGTTCTATGACCCAATGGGACGGCAGACCGGGACCGCCCGTTATGGGGACTGACACCCGCACAAACATGTCTAATTAGGCGTACTTAGGCGTAATTGGGCGTTAAGACCCCATGCGCTGGAGGTGCCCCGACGCATTTTATGTGTCGCAGTTTTGGTATGCTTCCGGTCTTGACCCGTCGCCATATTGTCGTTTGCCGTTTAGGGGCAAATGGAGGTGCCCATGCCCCTAAAACGACGACCGACTCAGGCACCCTTTTTAGGTTAACTCGGTCCGAGGGTCCGGTTGCACCCGTCCCTGACCCCGTCATAGGACCGTTTGCGCGGGTCACTGGTGCGTTTAAATTGCCGGCCCGTGGTACGGGACCCCTGACCCTTGACCCCTACAATAGTGCGGACAAAATAGGTCGAAATTGTCCGCGTTATTGTCGGCCGTGGAGGTGCTGACCGTGTCCGAGTCGACTCCAACCAACCCCACCAAATCGTACCTAGTATTATTTTACCGTGTATTTCTGTCGGTAAAACGGAGGTCCAGACAGAAAAAAACCGGGTCAAAAATTGACCCGGCTTTTGTCTTCAGCAACCTTTACAAATCGACGGCGGTGCCGGTGGCACCGGTGGCAAGTCGTCGACTCGACTGCGACACCGTTCCCCGTCCCTGACCGAGCGACCTACCGGCGCACAGTTCGGGGCGTCGACGTGAGGTGCCGTGTCCGGTGCGGTGTCAACGAAAGGAAGGCACCACGCCGAACAGGGACAGGATGCCGATAATAACCAACACGATTACAATCAGCATTAGTCCCTTGCCGAGGAAACCTTCTTCGACGTTGGCGCCAATCCACCACTTCAAAACGAACGCAATGAAGATGATGACTGCCGCGGCGACAAGAAAATACATGGCTACTTCTCCTCTGTTGAAGCGCATCGCTCTGGCCATGTGCGCCTACAGTTGTTGCAGTAAACAAATTGCCAGCCGTGCAGCATCTCCTTGCGCACGTGGTACGCCTTATGAAACCACCTGCACCAGATGCGATCCATTAATTGCTGCATGACGTTAATCGCCAGTCCACGGATAAATGACCTCAACCTCATCATCTGTTTCGATCCCAAGGTCTGCCATAAGTGACGGACTCAAATCGGCGATGCGTCCAGTGCTTTGATGTGGCCCCCAATCCGCTGGATGGGCGGAAAGGAATACGCCGGTCTTTAACGCCTTCACTAATGCAATGTCAGGACCGGCGAGCATACTCTTCGGAGTCCGTTCGTAATCCCAACGGCAAGCGATGTAGTGCGTATGCGGATTGAGACATCTGGCAAGACCCATGCCCTCGGTACCGGGCGAGCCCTCTGGCAAAAATACGTAGGGCTTGTCTTGTACGTCGAACAGGAACGCCAAGCCCTCGCTGTCACTGACGCCCGTATCATCTGGGCCGCCGAAATACGAACATGGTCCGACGTCATGGAACTCCGCACTCTCCGGCCTAATCGGTTCGACCGGTATGCCGTCCTCGTCTCCGGCAATGTCGGCGATGGCTTTACAGATTTCCCCAAACTTGGAACCGTAAAGGTCGCAGTCGGCGGTACTATCAACAAAACATATCTCCAGCAAAATTGCCGGAGCCGCCGTGTTGTTCAAAAAGAAGAGGTCGGTTCTTTTCTTCGCTCCGCGATTTATAAACCCAACGGAGGCGATGGCCTCACTGACGTTCTCCGCCAAAGCCTTCTGGGTCACGTAAAGCACCTCACAACCCATCGGCTTTGAAACCTGTTCGTAAGCGTTGAAGTGAACGCTTATGTCGAGGTCTCGTTTTTTCGAGTTGTGGAAGTCAACGATGCGGTTCAAATTCTCGTTCTGGCTTTTACTCACATCGTCGTTGAACGTGGTCACGTCGACATCACGACGGGCCAACTCCTCGGCCAGACGCGCTACAACTTTTCTGGCCTCGTCGACCTCGTCGATGACGCCGCTGGCGCCTCTGACATACTTGCCGTGGCCTGATGATATGACAACACTAAGCATGGCTCACCGTCCTGTTAGGTGTAAAGTTGTTCGTTCGGGTCAGCCGGCTTCTCGTCAGGTTTCTTCTCTTCTGGCTTGGCCGGCTCTTCACCTTTGAATCGTTTGTCGAACTCGGTTGGCTCAGGTTCTTTTTTCTTCTTCCAGGATTCGTATCCGCCAGGATAACCCTGCGGGTCTCTGACGTTGCAACGTGTCGTGAAACCAACGCCACGTTGATAGTTGTGTTCGACCTCGGTCACGAGGAACTTGCCGTCGACACCGGGGCGTGCGCCGGAGATTAGTATGTAGTTGCCAGCCTGGATGCCTGGCTCTCCGTTTAACAACACCCAGCCGGTACCACGACGAGACTTGGAGTCGGCACCCTGACCTCCGGCGTTCTGTTCGCCGTTGTCTTTGTTAGCGACCGATTGAATCTGGTTGGCAACCGCGGTCGCATTACCAAACGGCAGTGAACCGCCGATGGCTTTCTGCACGCTATCCCAGCCGGCATTATGGAAGTCGAAGAACTTGGCCGCGGCCTTGGCATACTGGGCGCGTGCGACAAATGGTTTGATGCGCCACCCAATTAGGTTGACGCCCCACACCGCATCGTAGGTCGACATGATCTCACCCTTGGAGTTCATGCCCTCGTTCTTACCAATGAGCATAGCGACGCCATTGGATATTTTAAAGAACCCGCCCATCTCGTCGGCCATGCGTTGACCAAAGTTCATTGGGCTTTCATTGACGTGCCAGAAGTCACGCTTCAGTGCCGCCATCGCCGGCGACATCTGGACACTGAGACCGGCCTTCTTAAACACGTCCTCCATGACTTGCTTCAGTGGGATGTCACCGCCACCGCCGCCAGCACCTCCCGCACCGCCACCGCTGGCACCACCGCTCTGTTGACCGCTGGAGGCGTCGTCTTCCTTGCCCTTGCCCCAAGATTTATTCGTGCCTTGTTTGACTTCGCCCTTGGCGTTGTTGGACGTGCCTTCAATCCATAACCTTCGACCACCGCCGCGCCGGGTAAAGCCAGACTCCACCTGCGACATGATGCCGGAGAAAACCAGACGCATGCCGGGTCCACCGAACGGCAACTCGGTCTTGACGGCTTCTTCCTCCAGACCAAACAACTCGCTGTTGGGCTGTCGCTTGAATGGAGGGTTGTGGTACACGCGCGGACCTTGGCCGGACCAACCCATGTATATTTTCAGAGGGGCCTCGTCCTGCGGGATTGCCAACTGGGCGTTGCGGTCATCCAGCTCGAGCGCACAAGTGTCGAAGTCGCCTTCCAGCGTGTCGACCACCTTGACCGAAATCAAATACGGGTCGACGCGATCCGTTACGTCTCGACCATCGACAATGATTTTAACCGAGGCATGCCGCCGCGGTCCCTGATGTTCCGCCATTACTCGCCTCCAAGGAATCCAGGCGACGTGCCGTAACTTACCTTGGTGACCTCCCCGGTGCCTTGCGTCATGTCACCTTCCGGTGTCGTGCCCCATAGTACAACGGTCGACTTCACCTGCGGCACGCCGGACATAATATCGTAGTCAATCGGAATGCGCACCTGCGTACCCACCGGCAAGAACGGTGAGAAGCAATGCACCCGCGCCAGATGCGGGTTGTCGTCCAAGAGACGTTCCACCATCTTGGGCGCACGGTTACGGTAGCGACGCCACAAGATCAAATCGACCGTGACGTAATCCGAACCGACTGTGACGAGGTCATAGCTGGATACTGTCATGCCCCTGTTGTGTCTCCTGTTGTGCCCCACATGTAACCGGACTGCGTGCCGGGATCATCTGGGATGGGTACACGTTGGAACGCCGCCTCGAAGTCAATCTGTTGTCCGATGCCGTCCGGGGCAAGCAGACTGTGACCACGTTGCAGGGATTCAATAATGTACCATCCGAAATGCCAACCATCACCACGTATCAAGACGTGCGCTTGTCCCATGCGTCGCATGTTGTCCAATATCTCGAGGTGACCCAGACCACCACTACTCGGCTTCAGAGAGTTCGGGTCACGTTGCCGTGCGGCACGGGCAAAGAAGTGCGGGAATATTTTGCCCTTCAAATGGATGGACTCGTCCTGTTCACCAACCCATTCGCGGTACATGGCGGCACCGGCAATCTCCTTCTTGGCCCAATCAGACCCCGTGGCGTGCGACATCTCTCCGATGCTTAACGGGTGAACTTGAAACTGAATGGGACCCCATTGGAACAACACCCAGTTGGACATTACGCCGCTCCAATATCACTGTACGAGTTCCAGCGGGCCTCACGCACCTCGCGGTCGGCGGCACGTCGCATTGACGCACGGGCAAACTGCAAGTGTGAGTCGTTGACCCGTAGGTTAAGACTGGCGTTCATATGGTGGTTCGGTATCACGCGGCCGTTTTGATTTGGTGAAAAGAGTTCCGGACCACGTTCGCCGACCAACGCCATCTGTCCGGCACCCAGCGGACCACCATGCGCAAGGGCGATGGGTTCATCGTCAGATTTGTTTACTGTCTTTGTTGGCGCATCACGAGCGGCCTGTTGTGCAGCACCTTCACCTTTCGGTTCATCGGCAGCAACGGCGGTTGGCGTTTTCGGTGCGTTCCTGGCTTCGCGCTCCGCCCTCATTTGTTCTGGCGTCAACCGGGTTCTCAGACCACGGTCAACCGCCGCACGCTCTTCTGCCGTGCCGGCATAGGCACCGAGACCTTCACCGACGACAGCCTTTGCGCCAGTGATACCCATATGGATTTTATTTGGGTCATCCATATATCGCGCACCGGTGCCGCCAGCACCACGCCGTGCCGCTTCTTCTATCACTTTGAGGCGACGCGGGTCATTCAAAGCTAGCGTCTTGCCGGTCTTCGGATCGATGACGTCGACGTCAGCCGCACGTCCCTTGTCATGACGATGCGAGCCGGTGTGGCCTTCCGCACCGTGCATACGTTGACCGCCAGAGGTGACACGAATCTTGACGCCGGACGCTTCCGCCGCACCCTCCAGCGCGTCGCGCAGTTGCGGATCGAGTTTGCCTTTGCGGATGCCAGCGACACGTTCCTGTGCTTCTTCGACATTGTTGCCGGTGCCAACCGGCGCTTCACCGGGACGTGGCACCCGAGAACCTGTCGCTACAGTTGATTCGCCTCCCGGCTGCACAGTGACGGGACCGGCGACATCTGTTTTACCTCGCTGTGAGCCAACCCACCTTTCGGTGCCCGGTTGAACGCCAAACATGTTGGCGCCGTACTTGGTCATCTTATTCGGGTCATAGTTCGGGTCGCCAACCGTTCCTTGATCAGTGGCGTAATTGATTCTATTGGACCCGCCCGAGAACACGTCCTTGCTGGCCTTGTCCCACAACTTCTGTTTCGCGTCGGTCCACGGGCTGTTGTACGCCTCACGTTCATGCGCCATCATTGGACCCGAACCGGGGTCACCGTGGAAACGCTTTAGCGGACCATAGAACTGACGCTTACCCCTAGCGTTCACAACTTGTTCTAGGGTCAGGCCTCTGGACGCTGCATAGTTCGACATTTGCTCCAGGTTGGCGCCAATGTTCCCGGTACCGCCTTCAGCCTGAAGTGTGCGGAAGATCTTCTGTTGGTTCTTGGGATCTTTCATCCATTCGGAATTGGATTGTTGAATGCGCGTCTTCATCACGTCTTCGTTGACGCGCCGCCCTTGGTAGTCTCCCGACGCCGTTCCGCCCGGCGTGTCAGAAGAACTGGTTGGGGTCTGTGAACTATCGCTCGGGTTCTGTGAACTGTCGGTGCTGCTCGAACGACCGCTACCTGCACCAGAGTTGGAACCGGCGTTCGGCGACTGACCCATTCCAGAGCCGCCACCGTAACCCGTACCGCCACCGTAACCACCGGGTCCGGCTGTCACTCCGCTGCCACCACCGCCACCGCCACCACCGCCACCAAGCGCATCGCCACCTGTAGTGAAACTGGCGTTGTGAAGCATACCGCCAAGCGCACCGGCAGTCTGGTCTAGTCTGGCCGCCAACACCTTTGCCTTGTCACCGCCCTTCTCCGTCGAGAACGACATCTTCTTAATGTTGTTGGTGGTCTTCTGCAGTTCGTCGTTTAACTCGCGAAGCCGCTGGGAGCCCAGTTCTCGCAACGCATTTTCCTTGCGACGTTCTTCGGCCTGCTTCTGTAGTTCGGGCGTCGCATCTTTCAGTGCGTCCTGTAGCGCCTTGGCATCTTCGGCGGCCTTTTCTTTTTCGCCGGGGAACGATGGCATTGGCGTGTCGTAACCTTTGAAGCGCGCGCCGAACTCACCGTCACCACCTTCCTCGGGGGCTCCCCTCGCCCTCTTCGAGGCTTTGGTTTCCCGCCCCATCTTCCGGGCCATCCATTCTAACGAGTCGCGAAGAGAAGACTCACCGATTTTACCGAACAACATATCGGACGCGGCTTCGTCAGCCCAATCCGGCATCTTGCCGCTTTTGAAACCATCCCAGATTTCTTTGATGGCAAGGACCAACCGCCGCAAGTCTTGGAACTCTTTGATGAGTGCCTTGATGCCCTCGGTGACGCCGAGCGTATGCAGCAGCAAACCAAATTCCTTGGACAACGCATCCAGGCTCATCAGCATCTTGTCGATGCTGGCCTGCGGTCCATCCATGACGTTCTTGAAAGCGTCGGCAGCACGGCCTTGGCTCTTGGAAATTTCTTCGATGCGACCGTGCATCTTATCGTAGTCTGCCAGCAACGCACGAACGGCGGCGCGTTCCTTCAGACCGATCTTACTTAGTATCGCATCCCGGTTTTTGCTTTGGGCAATCAAACCAACGTAAACGCCCAACACGTCTTGGCCGGCTTCCTGTGCGCCACGCAAATGCTTCTGCAGTCCTTCGGCGGTCTCAAAGCCAAGGGCGGTCGACATCTCCCCGGAGGCCATCGTCTCCAGCAACCGGCTTAAAATCATCGACGACTTGGTGGTGTCGCCGGTGACCTTCTGCAACGAGCCCATAAAGGCGACCATGCGATTGACGCCATCGGTGCCTTTGTATCCCCACTCCGCCATGGCCTCGGTCAACTTGGGTGCTGACTTGGAGAAGGCGTCCGCATTCATCCGCAAGTCTTGCACACCAAACGTGATGGCTTCCAGCGCCTTGTCTACTCCCTCCGCTGGTACGGACAGGTTGCGCATCATGTCGCCCATCGAGCGACCTAATGCAACGACGTCCATGCCGGAACCCTTGGCGGCCTTGGCAACCTTTGGGAATATCTTTTCGGTTTCCTCCAACGACAGTTGACCGGCTTCACGCAGTTCGTTGAACCCTTCAATCAGGGGTTCCATCGAAGTAGCGGTCTCCATCGACAACCGTTTCAAAGACTCGGTGGTGCGGTCAATCTGCGCTCGGGTTGCACCGGCGTCGTTCTGCAACAACCGCATCCGCTGGTCAGTGGCGGCAAACCCCAAGAAAGATTTACGGGCAACCTCGGCGGCAGCGGCCACACCCAGAAAGCGGCCAGCCATCCCCATCAAGGCGGCACTGCCACCTTCAACACCTTTCGTAATCAACCCGAAAGAGGTGTTGCCCTTGTTGCCTAAGTTCTCGAGGTTCTTGGCACCTTGATTGGTGGTGCGATTAAATTCAGACTGACGTCTGGCGATATCCACAATGTTGGTGCCAAGGCGGCGGGCCATACTCTCGGCAGAGCGTACCCAATTCGCATTGGCCGCTTGCACCGGGGCAAACGACTTCGCGGCGGCTTCATTTACTTTTTTGATATTGGCAGCAGCCGACGCCGCACCCTTGGCGGTGTTGTCATCAATCGTTAAACGGATTTTACTTTCATGGTCCATTATGGTTCCTCACCCATATCGAAACCCGTTTCTAACTGCGACGGCGGCAGAGGGTCACCCGGTCCAATGATCGACGACAGATCGTTGTCGATGTCTCGACCGTTGGTCATTTGTTTTTCCGCGGGTTCTTCGGTCACGGCCTTCTGCGGGACCCGTCCGATTTCAATATCGTTACGGAGTTCCGGTGTCAGTAGGGACATGAAGGATTCCATGACACGGTCGGAGTCTGGGTATCGCAACTCGCGGAGGATCGCTTCTTCCACGCCGGCCAATTCAGTCATGAACTCAATCATGCTTTTCCAGTGGCCTTGATTCCACAGGAGGACATGACCGAGTTTGAGCGGACCAAATGTGATGGTCTCAATCGTCTGCTTCTTAAATTCGAACGGGATGTAAAGGTCGACAGCCCGTCCGCCAAGTTTGTTATTCTTAATCATTTGTGATACCAGAGTGCGATTACAGGTTCCCCCTTTTCCACTCTCTGGTCGACTTGTTCAACGTCTTCGGCGTCGCCGGCCCCGTCTTGGTCGGCGACGACAACCCGTTTCTTCTGGTCATGCTGCATCAACTGCTTGACCAATTCTTCGACTGTCATACCAAGACACCCGGAATATGCAGCAGGTCAACCATCTCTTTGTTCTGGTCGACTTTGTCGACGCGACGTTCCGAGGTGAAGAAATCCCAGAAGTAGATTTCCCGCATCGCCGTGCCGGCCGTCTCCTGCATGTGGAGTTCGTAATGCACGATTGACTTGATGGAGTACTCGTGTGCCATCAAGTTGCCTTTGGAGAACGCGGTCGGATTGACGCGACCGAGTCGACCTTGGAACTTGGCATAGGCACCAAGGGCAACACCTTGGCGACGGTCACGAATCAAACCGTAAGCCGTGAACTGATGGTAGCGAAACTCCTCGCGACCAAAGTACACCATCACGTCAGGGTCCCAACCAGCCAAGTTGAAGGTGGCCTCCAGCTTGTTGATGTGGGTATTAATTTCAATCGCTACCGACGCGCCGGCTGGTGCGTGGTCAACATAGTTCTCCTCGAGTCCGGGCAACTTGAGTTCCTGCAACACGAGGTGAGTCGTGATACCGGGAGCGGTCTTGTTCCCGGTATTGCCACAAATCATGTTGGCACTTTCCATCGTGTAGATATTGCTTGCGCTAGCGGCCATGTCGTAAATCCTTTTCTCATGTTACGTTTGAATTGGTATTGGATGGCGGACGCTTGCAGTCGCCCCGACAGTTTGAAGCACGTTGGTTCGTGCTGCCATCCAATGGTTTAAACCGACGACAGGTTCAGTTGCGACGCGAGGTCGGAAACCATGGCGTCGATGGCTTCGCGGTAGCGACTCGACTCGATGGTCAGGTGCTTCAGGACCGGCGGTTCTTCCGCCTTGAATCCCACGGTCAGATGACCGAGCCGGATCTGTTCCGGCGAGTTGCCTTCCGAACGGAACGTGCAGGCATAACCGAGGATGTGCTGGTCAGCGTGCAAGTCGCGCAGGAAGTATTCCATCGTCTGAACGATGGCCACAACCGTATGGCCAATGATGTTGTAGCGGCCGAGGTACCAACGCAGGGTTTTCAACATTCCAAGATGAATGTAGTCTCTCCCGCGCATGACATTGTACATCTGCCAAATCGGATCTTCACCGGCGTTGTCGGTGGAGATGAGGACGAAGCCTCCGGACGCAATGGCGAAGTCGTCACCAACCTCACCACGGATCAGCACGCCAATGTTGGCACCGAGAAGTTCCTGTGCCTCGTTGGCCGAGTCGGTCAGACTGAAACCAATCTCGCGGTTCGGGGAAATGATTCCCTGCACCGGTTGGTTGGCGGCCGAGTGGAACGGGGCGCCCTTCTCATGGTCACGCCGTACCATAATGCCGGCCATGCGAGGTGCCAGCGGACGGATGACAATGAAGGACGTCGCCGGGTCCATCACCCGGCAACCACCGGACAACGGAATCAGACGCTGGCTCTGCATCGTCTCCCGCCAGTCAATGTCGTTCTGCATTGACGAGCCGGCCGACTCGACAATCATATGGGCCATCAACTGATTGCAGATTGACGTCGCACCGGCAACGATCGGGTTGGCACCCGTGACAAGTACGCACTCGTACTCGGCAATCGTACCGGTGGCCGCCCATGTCAGGGTAAAGGTTGCCCCTTGACCCGCCGCCGTCGAACTCAACTGCCCAACCGGGGCAATGCTGGGTTCTTCGGTACCGACGAGGAATCCCTTGGTCGGCACGGTGACCGTCAACACCGCACCGCCAGTGTCGATGGTTGCCACGTTCAGGATGACGTCGTGCGGAAGGTACAGTTGCTCGCCGACTTGATAACCGGTGCCACCGGTCGCAATGGAGGCGGCCGTCACCTCGCGGCCGGGAGGAGGTGCTTCAATGGTCGGCGGCGTGTCGTACCACGCACCCGGCATCTCCAGCTCGACAGGACCAAGCATGCCGTTGGAAAGTCCGAACGCATGACCGGTCGCCTGCACCGCTTCCGGTCCACCAGCGGAGAACTCCACCGGATAAAGATGATCGACGACATAGCCGGTGCCGGGTACGGTGCGGGTAATCAGACCAACACCGTTGGCCATCTGCGAGGTGTAACCCGGTGCCGTCAGAATGCGTGGCGTGAAGCCAAGTTTCTGGGCCGACTTCAGGAACGCCCACATGCCGGTGCCGTTAATGCTGTCGCCGGCAATGTTGGAAATCGTCTGCTGAAGTTTGATAGCCGGGTCGGGGTCGGTACCTTCCGGCGTGCGGATAATAACGATGCGTGCGGCAAACTGGGTCTCACCCAGTTGGTCGTTCACACCGCGGACCGCATCCGACAGATAACCGGCCTCACCAAGTTTCTTGGTCTTGGTCTGATCGTTCGAGTTGATGAACACCGGCGTATCAAAAGGGAAGACCGTTGCATCGGCAAGCGGTGCCGGCCCAATGATGCCGATGGTGGAGAGGTCGGCGCCAATAACGGGACGTGCGCCTTCGTCAATCCTTCGAATACTAATGCCGAATACTGGGTCAGCCATTGTGGTCTTCTCCTGTTGAAGAGGGGGATGTTTCTAAACTACGTGCGCCGGTGTCATTATCTCAAGTTGCTTGACGGTGAGGGCGTGAACTCGCACTGACAAGATCAGTTCCGGTTCCGCCCCAGTAACCGGTAAAGTGAAGATGCGGATGTCGCGCACATAGTCGCCAATGAGTTGGTCTTGCACGATGGGCGTCAAGACAATCTGACTAACCAGATTGACATCCATCCGCGTCGCCAAAATCTGCAACGGCGAGTTGGTCTGTACCGAATGCGCCGGCGGGATTGGTGTGGTCTGTCGTCCTTCAAAGAATGCTATGTCGGCCATGTGTTCTCCTATGCGTAGCCGATTGTGAACCAGCCGGTGGTGAGAAGTTGTATGTAGCGAGAGCGCATGGTCATGATGATGTATTGCCCTCCGGCGTACCAAGACCATAGACCGGTGCAGACGGTGTTGCCCGGTTCAACCCACTGCTGATTCCATCCCATGCCGAAATCTCCGGCGTGTACCAAGCGACCGTTACTCACCCGGTTCTGTACGTAAGCGTTGGCTTGATTGACGGCGTGACTATAAGCGGTGTTGTTGACGTAGTCGTGAATCCAACCATATTGCGGCGTCCACATGTGACCCGCATTCGTGGTGTACATGACCCAGCCACCACCATTCGACAAGAACCCAATCAAGTCGTTGTTGTGATGGATTGACATCCGGCCCCAATCATTATCGTCGAGGTGGATGTAGTTCGCGTTGCCACCGCCAACGATCAACGTACCGTTAATCCAGGAGTTGCCATTGATGGTCTCGCTGCCGTGACATGTCATGCCCCACACCGTTGCGCCCCAACCTTGGGTGCTGAGTGCGTTACAATTGATGGCGCCACTGTTAAGGGCACCGCCGTTAGTGGTAAGCCCACCGCCAACAAAGACGTGGTTGCCACCATCCCAGTGATGGTATGCGCTATGCGCTTGGTTCATCCACATGATGCCGGTGCCTGCGCTGCCGGCGCGATAGGTGGTGATGTCTCCGTTCATGACGTCGAGGTTGCCTTGACCGGCAAGACCGCCGCTATAGTTCAGGGCCTTGACGTAGGTTGCACCGGTTTGACGGTTGACGGTTAAGGCTGTGTCGAGATAGGACCCACCGTCGTTGTAGCGCAGCAAGGAAAAGTTGGCACCACTGTTGCCGCCGCCAAGCGGCGCAGAGTCACCAACCGACAACACCCAGCGGCGGACACCGTCGACCGACAACGCCTCAATCATACGGTCTTCGTTGGTCGAGAGCGACTGTAACCGCAGCGACGGATTGGATGTTCGGATGGTGAGAACGTTGGTCATCGTGCCACCTTGACCAATGATGGCATCAACGTATTGCTTGGTTGCCGCGTGCAACGGTTGGACTGGATTGCCGAACAACGTCAGCGGGCCGGACATAGTGTCTCCGGTCCGCTGCATAGCCTGACCGACATACTCTTGCATGCGGGCGCGTGACCATGCCGTGGTTGCTAGTACGTTGTCGTTGGAACCGACAGCCGGATGCACACCCTTCTGTACAGCGGTAAAGTCGACCGTACCATCACGACGGATAAAGGCGTAGGCGTCGAGTCCGGCATCTTCCAGTGCTTGTGCCGCGTCCAAAATCTCTTGGTGCATGGTTACGATTTCGGCGTGGTCTGTCACGACCGTATCGTGCATCGGCCCAACGGCGTCGTGATAAATCTTGGTCGAGTCCGCCATGCCGGGCGTCGACGAAATCATCCAGCTCGAGTGCGGACCGGGGTTACCGTGGATGGCGGTGACCGTCACCTCCAGCAAACCATCTTTCTGCGTATAGGACCCGGTGCGGGCAATGGCGTAATCGTCAACTGAATGTTCAATAATCAAATACGGTGACGGCGTGAACGAGGTGCGTTGTGGTCCCTCGTCAATGACGAAGGTCATATAGCCCATCACCAGCGTCAGGTTCTGCGAGCACGGACCAAGTAGGAATCCCAACTTGGTAACGGCGATGATGTCCTTCGTCGCCGGAATCAAAATCTCATTCATACGCAACAAAGCCGCCGCGCGGATTTCCTCGGTCACTTGACTAATCAAATCATTCGCCGATTCCAATTCCTGGAACCGGCCTTCAAGTGACGGCAACAACCGCTTCATGTACGGAAGCAGTTGGGTGCCGGGCTTTAATTCAAACTCTTCGTCCAGCCGCTTCAGTGCCATGTGGTTAAGCCTTCTTCTTTGCCTTGGAGTCCGATGTCGCAGACGGTGTGGCGTCCGGGTCCTGCGGAATAACACCGACTTCAACTGCGTCAATAATAGACGCCGAAATCGTGGTGCAGGCTTCACCGGTCATCTGGTACAACTTGGCCGGAGACAACATACGCCCGGCAAACACCGCTGGCTTGCCGAGTGTAATTTGATAAACCTTCGTCACGTCATAAGTCGCCGGTGGCGTCGCCCGGCCGCCGCTTAGCAACTCGGGTGGACTGTCCTCGGAGGGCGACGACGGCCCACCGATGTTGATTACCCGGTCGTCGATCCACTCTCCTTTCCGCACTTCGCGTTTGGACCCTTTACCGTCATAGGGTTGGCTGGGTAACTGTTCTGGTGAACTCTGACCAACCGCAAGACGGTCGCGGGCGGCTTGCACCGCCTTTGGATCGTGCGGCATGTTTACGTTTTGGTTTGGAAATCTATCGGTCGCCATCTGTGTTCTCCGTTAAATGAATACGCCGACGTCGACACGTTCGCCGACAAGATAGCCGGAGAGTTTGTTGTCGGTCGTGCCTTCGCACCTGACCTTATACGCCGAGATGGTCGTGCCGCCGAGTGCCGCAAGGTTCCAAGTGCAGCGACGGATCAGTGTCGTCGGATCATCTGGGTCGACCTCGTCCTCAATCAACGACGGCGTGCGGACGCTGGCGTAACCGGCACCGGTCAACAACCTCGGGATGAAGGTGTGGTAGGGAGGTCCGCGCCATGACTCCAAACGGAAGTCACAGTAAACCGTATTGACCGCAGTCGGCATTGTCCGTGCCGTCGAGATATGGCGGAAGTCAGAACGACGTCGAGACGTCAGCGCCCGTGAGTTGGCGGCGACACCAAAGCCCGGCATCTCATCCGTGGTGCCGGTCAGCAGGACACGGAACGGCAACAACGGCGGCAGAGCGTTGAGTGGGTTGCCGGCGCTGTACGACATTAGAGACATCCAAACTCCGTTGACCTGAATCTCGTAAGAGATGGTGGTGCCCGGAGGTCTCGTCGAATCGTAGTTCAAATCAATCTCGGCAATGCCACCGCCCAACTCCAGCGACGCCAGTTGCGCGTAACAACGGTTGGACCTGAACTGGGCGAACTGTAACCGGAACGCAAAGTCTTTGGTCATGTCACCCATCGACCATGCGCCATCGGTCGACTGGAACATTGAACCTTGCGCAAACTTGTTGTTGTGGACAAGACTGATGAAGTGGTTGCCCGCGGTCTGAAGAACGATGGCGTAGCGTTGACCCTTCGCCAAGTAAGTCGGCAACACCTGGAACCGTGTTGCGTTTGGCTGGATGCGGAGGAGGTCAGCCGGCAACGTGGTACGTGCAATCACCTTCTGGTAGTCCGGCGCGCCTGTAGCACCGCACTCACAGACTAGGCAATGCACGTCACCGGTTGACGTCACGCGGGTAAAGAACAAGTCAATCGACGTCAGCCAACCGCCCTGCGAGTTCAGGAAGGTCTGCGACACCACCGATCCGGACAGTCCTTCGATGGTGACAAGTTGCCGCCAATAATACGAGTCGAGAACTTCGTCCACCCAGAACTGTACAAGCCGCAGGATGGTGTGGCCGGGGTTGTCCTGAACGTCGAGGATTTGAAACGTCTCGTTGCCGCGGGTCAGGATGTTGCGGATGGGATCGAAGATCAAATCCGTATTGACCGACATGCCGCCCCAATAACCGGCACCACGTTCAGTTGCGCTGGAAGTCATCCAGTCGTTACCACTCGGGGCGTACCACCATGCGCCGTTCTGACAGACATAGAATGCCGTGCCGAAACGGATGCGGGTCCGGGTCTTGGTGCAGAGTTCCCAACTTACGGTTTGATATTGGTACTGCGAGATGGACAACTCACTGTCATTACCCAGCACCTCGAGCCGTGTCGTTTGGTCGTACACCGGCAACACGAAGTTGGCTTGGTTGATCACGGCGGGGTCGAGTGGATTCAGCAACGAGAACTGGGCGTCGCGCTGTTGTTCAAACGGAAAGCGGATACCCTCCTCGACCGCCGCCATATAATCGATGTGCAGGATGTCGCTCTCGTCGTTGGTCAGGAAGTGGTCGGCACCCCATGATGTATAGTTGTCAGGGAGTCCGGTCTTTTCCTTGACGCGGGCAATGTCGGCGGCAAGTTTCAAACAGAACCGCAACGGTGCAGTACCATTAAGACGGGTCGCCAGTGCTGCAATGTCAGTCGCCAGCGTGTCGAGACGTGACGCCGTGCGCGTGCGCCACGAGTCCATCTCATCCATGCGGGCGTCAAGGTTGGCAACGTTGGGTGCCCGGTTCTCCTCCACCATTTGGATGGATACGATGCCGGTGGAGTCCAACAGAATCCAGGCGACTGCCAGCGTGTTGGAAGCAACGGTCGGATGTTGCGGGTCCGGTCCTTCGGCGCCAACCACGGTCGAGATGTTGGCCCAACGACGGGACTCGGTGGAGACGACACGGGCAACCGTCGCACGGGTCACTGGGTCCGTGAGGAAGGTTCTCGGTTCAGTGTCGGTCTCAATCTCCTGACCCCATACCACAACGCCAACATAGCGCCGGGTAACGACCGGCAGCACACTCAAGAGGTCGAGCGATGCGCCTCCTTCACTGTCGTTGTAGAAAACAAGACCGGCGTGGAACAGTCGACCGTTGCCAACCGTGACCACGGCCGGTGCGTTCTGCACCGTCGTGAATCCGGTATAGGCCATGCCGGGGATAAGAGTGTCCGCGACAATGTGATCGAATGAGGCCCTCGGGAACAAGCCAAAGTTGTTGAAGTCTTCGACCGTTACCTTTTGCCAATCCTGAATATTGACCTTTCGTTCCATGGTGCTGACCTCTCCTAAAGCAAGTTCAATACTTGCTGATCTACGGTTGTTTCATTGTAAGCGCGTTCGCGTAACTCAATCAGCCGTGTCGGGTCATAGGCTGTGCGCACGCGGTCACGCAACGCCTGTGACGTGACAACGGCTCGGCAAGCCCTGTCGAAGTCTTGCAACTGAACAGTGCTGGCAAAATAGTTGTCATCGTTCGTTATGCCTTCGTCGGCAAACCAACTCCAGACATCATCATCGGTGTGGAGATTAATCATTAAGTCAGCGGTGTACGCAGGCCATGAAACATAGTCGACACCAACAAACGAAATGCCGCCAGTGATAGTCCCAATGATTGCCGGGTCGTACAAGAAGATACGGTCCGCCAACATACGTGCGGCATCGAACCCGGCATCCGCATAGTAGACAATTGGAACCGGCTGCGTCGGTAGCGGCGGCGGTTGTGTCGGAAGACCGGATGGCGGGTACGTTATCGGATGTTCCGGATGCGGCAGTTCCGGAATTACTATCGGGTGCGACGGGTGCGGCAAATCATCTGGGTTGACGATGTTGCGACTGTCGCTCCAGTCTCCGACAAAGTAGAAACTGTTGCCCCAACCAATATCCGACTCACGTTCATAGCGGACATCAATCGGTTCCAGACTAGGCACCACGGTGTCGAGGTGCAACTGACTCTCTTCGTGGCTGTAGGTACCATCGATGCGGATGGTCACCAACTGCGGCACCAACAACTCGGCACAAACGAACTGTTCGTCGTTGACGAAATCCTCTGTCGTAAAGGCCGGACCGGCGACGCCGGGGATGCACACGCGCTCGTAGTCAATTGAAGTCTTGCCGTCGATGGTCTTGGTGAAGGTGTAGATTTGCAGCGGGACATCCTTACCACGTACCCGCAGAAATGCCTTGCGACCGTGTAGGGCTTCACCGTCATCCAGTCCAACGTGCCAGCCGGCACCACCGTCTCCGCAGAACAGGACGTCGACACCATCCCAGCCGACGCCTTCGGAAAAGGTTATACGCACCTCTGGCAGCAAGTGAATCCAGAAGTCGTAAGCCTCCTTGGACATTGACGGCGAGGCGAAGAAGCACTGCGGCGGTCGCAGTGCCTGTTGAACCTCGTAGCCGGTAGGTCCGACAAAGTCGCGCCCGGAGTAGTGCAAGCCCATTTCAATTCCGGCTTGCGTACCGCGCAGAGACTTGTATTCAAATTGCTTGGCAACCCATTCCCGTTGCGTGCTTTCCGACCAACCGGTTTCCCACAACAACGCCCCCATAGCATAACCAAGATATGGCAGGTTGTTGTAACTGATCTTAAACGGGTCCCATTGGTCTCGGATGATTTCGGCATAGGTACCAATCAGCCGTTCACCGTCAACGTCGGCCATCGCTTTCTCGAGGCCGGACGCCGCACGGTAAAGAAGCTTTGCACCGGGTGCCTTAATAATCCCCTCGGTGACAATGTCATTCATATCGTGCGACCACGCAAGGTTACGGTAATCTTGTTAACCCGCACAAGCCAATCCATCGGCACCGTGATGTTTTCCGTTGGCTCTATAATGTCGACGTGGTGAACGCCCGACATTGTACACGCCGCATTGATGGCCATGAGACTGTGATCGTGACCGAGCCAGTATTGGTCCGACACCAACTTCTCCAAGTTGGATTGAATCTTTGTAACCGTCTGGGTCTCCAGCGCGCCGGGGTACAACCACACTCCGACGTTGTAATTAATTTCCCGGACCTTCGGCGGGTTGACGGAAATCACATCGGTCAATCCCATACGAGACAACGACTGGATGTAGGCACGGATGAAAACCAATTGCTCATCACTTGGCTTGGGTTCCGCCGGCGGTTCCATCAAACATGTGATGAGGATGGTTGGGTAGTAATCGTGCATCACCGAACGGATCGCCGTGACGTCACGCAACTCGGGCAACGCCGTCAACGCCCAGAACTCGTAAGCCTCTGCCGTGCCATGCGGTGACAAGGTGTTAGGTGACAGCCAGATGCGACGGCGGTAGCGATCATCCGACTCACCCGGCAGACGAGGTACACCACCGGGGTAGCGTGTCGCAATGGCCTCGAGGTCCGTGCTGATGGCATACGCCAACGTAACGGACCGGGCCGCTTGATTGACACGGTCTCGCAGAAGCAGTTCGAAAAAAGTACACGCCTCTTGATTAATCTTGATGGGGTCGAACTCAAGATTTTCAACGTCGTACTGGGCCGACGATGGCGGGTCATAACTGGCCCACAATACTTTGAGACGTTGCATCCGGGCGTCGAGTATCGCCTCGCTGTCAATCGTCTCTAACACCACCATGCGCTGGAGATAGTCCGGGTTAAGAACCGAAATTCTTTCCCCGAGACGTTCCGCGATACTCGTGCCGATGTCGTCATCTGCCATATTAAGATCCCGGTGTTGTACCTTCGCCATATGCCGGGGCACCTGCGACGGGTCCCTGCTGGCGTTCCCAAATATTGTAACCGCGACTAATCAATCCGATGGTGCGGCGTTCTTCCGGGGCCGAGTTGCCGAGGTGAGCACGAGGACGGTAGACACCATCCGACTGCATCGACAGTCGACCGGTTCTTAATTCTTCCGCCGACGTCAAGACGGAACCATCATTGCGCTTGCCGATGCGTACACGCTGGATGCGGTAGTTCGGTTCCCAAAGGTCAAGCCCTGTCGCTATTGCCCAGTAGAAACGGGTAATGGTGTTCGGGGTTGCGTTCTCGCCAATTAGGTGCGGGACGAATGACCCGCACCAACGTCGCAGCACACGCTCATGGTAGCGCGTGGAAAAGATTAGCAACATCGATTGAATGACATGATCCCAACCGGTCAGCACTTTGCCGGTGGTACGGTCCATGCCAATGCGTACCGGGTTGAGGACGATGTAGCCGTGACGTAAGTCCGGCCACATGTCCAAAGTGGGATCATAAACGTAAGTCATTCAATCAAGCCTTGGGAGCCGTGGGAGGTGCCGGTGCCGGTGTCGGGGCCGACTTCAACTCCGGCCTTTTCTTGACGTCCTTTTTGCTATCCCGCTGACGCTTCTTCCGCTGGATGGCCAAGGGTTGCAGTGCGAACGCCGGGGCGCCCGACTGAGTCTGCTTGGCGTACTTCGGAAGTCTCGGCAACTCGGTGTTGTTGTCGTCACTGCGTCCGCGTGTAATCTGGGACAACAACTTTTTGCCGGCTCCACTGATTTCGCCGAACGGCTTATCGCCGAGCAGTCCCTGATCCACCCAGTACTGAATCATCTGCGGTGTCGCTAGGACGAACTTACCCTTGTCGTTCTCCTTGACTTGGAGACCGCCAAGAGTGTCCGGAACGTTGGGGTCGTAGATGTAGAACGGTCGCAGAGCCAAATTCGCTTGTGCCATACGTACTCTCCTTTGGTTATTTGTCGTCGTTCTTTATTGGGTCCTTACCCAAGATGGGCGGTTGAGAGAAAATGATCTTGCCCTTCTTGACCACAACCCAATCACTTCCAGCGCGCAGCTTGGCACCTTCCTTGTGTGCCGCTACGCGGACGTCTTTGCCGACGCGGTGAGTGATACCGCCGTCTTTATTCATTCGGGTTTTCATCACCGCCTTTTCGCCGCCGGTGTGACCCTGCTTCTTTTCTTGTTGACCACCGCCACCACTGCCGCCGCTTTGACCACCTGACGATTCTTTCTTACTGTCGTCAGGTTGCAGCCAGTTGTCGTAACCTTCCTTGGTCTGCTTGGCCCGGTAGTCTTCCAGCTGATACGACTCCTCGTCCTGTCCGCTGTCGTCGGCGTGCTCGGGACGTTTGAAATCTTTGCTTGGGGCGAACGGTGCAATCATGCCTTGGCGGATGTCGCCCTGCGGACAAAGCATCGAAAGCGTCTGACCCTTCTTGTAGAACCTCGCCTCGGTGGCTCCTCCACGATGGTTGGCGGTGTTGAGCCACGGCGACAGGATTTCCTTGCCGTCCTCGTCCTTGCCAATGACCATCCGCAACTTGTCTTTCTTGACCTCGTGAACCGTACCTGTTTGATACATGTTGGTCATCTGCCGTCGCATTTCACCAACCTGTCGGATGAGGCGTTGGTAATCTTCGCTCATGGGTTACCTCAGTTCTATTTTGATATCCCGTGCGGTGCGGTCCAAAATCTTTTGCGCCAGTTGTCGTACTGTCTGCCTCTCGTCCATCGGTTGGGTGCCGCCCATACGTTGCGTGGCGCTGGTACCGCTGACGCTGGTCATGGTCATCGGCATACGTTTACCCTTCTGGACATACGGCATGATGACACAGCGACAGTGCGGGTGCTTGGGAACGTGTTCCCGCGCTACCTCAATTGGCATTGGTCCTGCGGCCGCCAGTTCTTCACAGTCCATACAAACCAACTCGTCTTTCTTGGAAACGATGATGACCAACGAACCCGGCTTGTGTTTGCCAAAGTCTTTACTTTCCCGTCCGCCCTGCAAGTCGCGTGCGCCGTCTTGGGTAAGGCGCGGGTCCATTGCCACTTCGTAATTCAAGTTGCTACGAGACGCACGACTGACCTTCATCATCCCGCGTACTTGTTCAAGTTCCAACCCGGTATCCTTGGCGATGTTGGTTGCCAACACGGCAACAAGTCCGTCGCCAACTTCGTTAAGTGACAACGCAAGGCCGGCTTTGGTGACGCGCTGGAGATTGTTTATGCGCCGCACGGTCTCCGTCAATTGTGTTGTATCAACTTGTACAGTGACTGCGGACATCAGGTTACTTCACCGTCCGAGGTTACCTTGTCTTTCGGTTCCTTGACCTTGGTCTTGCCGACATTTGTTTCAATGTTGATGTCGTCCAACAACCCGGTTGCTGGGTTGTGCTCCATGTCTATGTCGTCGGCAGTAATCTTGCGGAGGATCGGTGACTCCCCTTTACTGTCGGTCAAGTCGTCACCGCCCTGTGCCGCCATGATGGTGAAGTCGGTGGCAAGCGGTGCAAGCCCGATGGCGCGCAAGCCAAGCCTTCTCACGCCAAGCGTGGCTTGCACCTGCTCCCATTCAGGCGCTATCTTTTCGTTGACTAACGCCTCGCAGATTTCACCAATGGCACTCATGTTGGCTTCCGGATTATTTTCGGACGCGATGATGAACTCTCGAATAGGATGGTCGACGGGTACGGGACAACCGAAAGGCAAATCGGATATGACGTCGCAGACGATTCCAAGTTGACGTGCCGCCCAGCGGCGGTCTCGTTCTGCCGACGCACCACGCACGCCATTGATACGTGTTACCCTAATCACGAAACCTTTTAGCAACTCCGCCCAATCGGATTGCGGGTCGCCGAACAATGCGGCAATGGCTTGGTTCTCCACCATGTCGAGAGCCATCTCCATGCCCTCGTCGGTCAATGGTGTTTTGATTTGTACGCCACCGGCTTCGCCCTCGACCTTGGAGGCGACACCAATCTCCAGCACCAGATTCATTTCACGCCGTGACGTGATGACGTCGGTGCCTTCCATATCCAGGCGGTTGTCTGTGTCGGTGTAAACAACGATGTAAGGCTTGGCCCCTGCACCCGCGGTGAGCACGTCTGCCAGCGGCGTGTTGTCGGAATCGAAGACCCGGTCATCCGCCCAAGTCTTTCCCCGCAATGCCGCCACTGCCGTGAGCCGTGTCAACATGCGGATGATGCTCATGAGTCTTTACCGTTCATTTCTTCAAACAGTTTAATTTGCTGTTTGAACATGCGCACAATGTGTTGACGGTCGGCGCCCATTGAAACGTAATTACAGAGACCGGACTTGTCGTCGAACGGAAACAGCAACAACACGAAACCACTCTTGCGCGGTTCGTCTGAGCTGGTCCCGTTTAGAATCTGGTCAAGCGACGTGGCGAGAGTGTCCATCGCATCCCGCATCTTCATCTTTGTTTCAGTCGTCATCAAATACCCTCAACAGATTTACATCCGGGCGACCACCGGGATCAGCGTGGATGTGGCTTACCTCGTAGGTCTCATCCCGTTCGGGGAACGTGACCCTGTCGCCCTTGCGTAACCCGCATTGGTCGACCGGCTCACAACGGATGGACAGAGACGTTCCAACGGTGGACTGCTTGTGCGTAAGACCACTCGCCGTTTCGATCGCCGCCCCTCGAGTCTGGTCATAGATACCAACCGCAATTGTCACTGGGCGGGAATCGTCGACGACACTCTCACGGGTGCCAGCGCCAACCGGCTTCATGGGTTGCAACACCACCTGCTCGCCGAAGACGGCGTCGCAGCGAAAGTCGATCGGTTTGGTGTCAGTGACGATTGCCATGACTTACCCGTGTTCGATAGTGGCGTTTACAATGGTAACCTGTTTGCCCAACTCAAGTACATTGGTATCCAGTACAATTTCAAAATCGTGTATGCCGTCATCCGTGTTGTCAACACCAACCGACATTTCGTCAATGACAATATTACCGGTGCCGTCAGTGATGGTGCCAATGGTGGCAAGGCCCTCGATCACAACGAACGACGTTGTCGGTGCCGCCAATTGCAAGTCGGCGCCAACTAGGTAGAACGAGGGACGGGTCAACAACAACGTGGTGAGAATGACCCTGTTGGAGTCGCGCAGTTCAATCCTCCCCGGACCATTGCCTCCGTCAATGGCTTGCTGCACCACCGTCATGCGCGCACGTTTTACGGGCTGTGAATAATCCATTTCAAATCACCGCTATGTGTGGCACGTTGCGCCGCTGGAAAGACAAGTACAATTTGCCGTAGGGCGACGACTCCCAGAACTCACCGGCAGACGTCGTAACCTTTTCCCCACTACTACTCGACTCCCCGGACGATGCGCCGGAGACCCGTTCGTAACTCACCTGACGATCCCGGAACCGAACTGACTTGACCCAAATCAAACCGGCCTCGGAATCGATTACAGGCGGTGTGCCTCCACCGGAACCACCGCCACCTGTTATCATGCCGCCGCTGGCCTTGTCGTGAAGGTACAGGTAATGCGCAGCGGCGTACATGACTGACATTTTAGCGTCAGGCATGAACCACCAAACATCCACCCACACCATTCCAGTGTCGAGTGCCATTTGTATTTGGCCATCGGTCGCCGAAGCAAATTCCGGAAACGCTTCCCGGAACTCGGCAACGGTCGGCGGCATCGTCGGGGTGAGTGTCATGCGCTTACTTCTTTTCTGGAGCCTTCGGCGCTGGTGCGTGCGGTGCCGGTCCCTTCGGAGCCGGTGTTGCTACCGGTGCAACCGTCTGGGCCGTGGGTGCTGGAGGTTCCGACGACTGCGCCGGCATTTCGACGTCGTCCTTATCCTTGGATTTCTTCTTGGTGTCGACGCCGCCATGACTGCCGCTGAGTTCGAACGGCTTCGGATCGTCATGGTCCTCGAGGGTCTTCTGCAGATGTTTGAAATCTGCTTCGGTCATGTTGAACTCTTTCTCCTCGCCGGGGCCGACGACGACGTGACCGCCATCCTCGGTATTAAATCCGCGCGGCTGTCCGCCGGTGTTCTTAACCTTCGCCATTTTATTCTCCAATCAATTTGAGGTGTGGTTCTCGGAACGCTCTGACACGCTTGATCGCGGCCCGCAGATCGGTGCGGGCTTCCTTCAACTTCCAAATGCTGTACTCATGGGATGATGGGATTGGATTTCGTTCGCGGTCCGCGTTCAAGTAAATCCAGCAAACGCGAACGTTCCTGCGGCAGTAGTCTAATGCCGCAAGGGCTTCGTGAAACTCAAACCCATCAATGCGCCATGCGTACAGCATGACACTTACACGCCGTCGAGGTAACGCATCGCGGCGGGCATACGGATTTCAATGCCACCCAGACGGAAGATGCCGGGCACATCGAACACCAGCGGGCCACGCTGCCAGACGGGCAGGAAGCGATGCGGCATCGGAATCCACATCTTCAGCACGGACGGATCGCGACGATAGGCGACCATGCGAGAGATGCCACCGAGTCCAGCGGTCTCCAGACCACGCACGCCCATGAGCGTGATGGGCCGTCCGGTCTGAACCGTCAGCACGTTGTACTGTTTGATCCAGTCGAGCAGCGTCATTGACGAGTACTCAATGATGCGTCCGGCAAGACCGACAATCACAGCCGGCGGAAGCAGGATGGTGTCGGCGTAGTAGAGCCAGTTGGTACCCGTGGCAATGCCCATCATGGCAGAGTTGATGTCACGGATAACCTGCTGGTTCGTCTTGCTGGCAAACGTGGTGGCACCTGCCGCACCGTCTGCCGGTGCCGTCGTCGCCGTAATGAGCGACGAGTTGATGAGGCCCTGCATGTTCTTCGGGACCGAACCGCGCAGTGCAATGTTGTCGACGAACTCCTCGTAAGCGCGTCGGCACGCAACGGCCTTGTCTGACGTCAGGTTAAGGCCGGGCGTTGTCATTGACTGTGCGACTTCTTCCAGCGTCCACCGGTAACCGATGGCGGCCAGTTCCATCCCGCGTTCGAACTTCTCACGGGACAGTTCCGCCAGCGGCACGTCGAGCGCCGTGTGATGGAACCAATCAGCCCGGCCCATCATGTCGGCGCTGAAGTAGGTGATGGACTTCACCCACTCGTTGCCGGTGTTGGTGTCAACCGGGACGAGGTCCGGATACTGTACCTCTGGGTACTGCATCTTGACCACCTGCGATTCAATCGCAGTGGTCTGATTGACCACATAGTTGAACGCGACCTGCTGCGCGTCTTTGTTAAACATAGATTGGTAATTCATCTTCCGCCTCCTAGACGGTTTGAGTGTATTGGAAAAAACGTCTGGGATGCTGCTTAACGCTGGATGCCCAGTTGAACGACGTTCAGTTCATTGGCCGGTCGAGCGTACTTCCACCGGCCTCCGGGTACGACGACGCCACCGGTATTGAGCAGCGTGCCGTCAACTGCGGTGAAACTAAGCGGGTCACCCGCCAGTGTCGCCGTTGTGCAGATAGCGAAGATTTCGCCCTTGGTCAGCACGCCCATGTTGGCATACTGAGGATAGGTTTCGGGGGCGAGACCCGAGCCGACCACCTGCACAATGGTAGGATCGAGGATGGTGATGCCGATGAAACCATTGGCACTGCCACCGATGAGCGCCCCAATGTCGGACGCCGTCGACTGCGACACCGCACGGCACGCCGGGATCGGAGACCCCTCCGCCGAACGGGTAACCGCATTGTAATCCACCATGCGGTTAATCATGCCCGGCAGACCCTGACGCATCTGCTCAGGGAATGTCGCCTGCGGCACACCATGCGGACTAACCACCGCTTGGTTCTGGGCAACGAGTTCGCCCTTGGTCTTGGCGACCTCCTGCTTGGTGTCTTCTTTCTGAGCTGCTTCTACCATTGTCGTAAACTCCCGTTGGTTTAACTGAAACGATGCGGACCGCTGTTAGGCGGTTTGACGAGTGCCAGCCGTCTTCCAACGGTTGGAAATGGCTTCCTCATATTCGGTGTACGCCTTGACGCGGGGATCGCCACTGAGGCCAATCTGGGTTTGCAGCACGTCGTTGAGTTGACGTGTGCCATTGTTGAGACCGTCATTGACCGGGACGACCGACAACGTATTGAACGACGCCGTCACCATGTCGTCATTCCAATCCTTGGCGACGTCGCCAAGCTTGGCCAGCACCACCTGCTTGCGCATGTCGGCGTCGGTCTTGCCATCAACTACGAGGGCATCACCGATGATGGACTTGGCGCGCTGCACGGTGGCAACACGGTCCGACACCAACTTGTCGAGCGCCTGCGGCGACAGTTTGGAATCGGTCAGCTGCTGCTTGAGAGTGGCGATCTCCGCATCCTTGGTCTGAACAACGGCAACACCGTTGGCGACTTCAGTCTGCGCCTTGGCAAGGTCCGCCTGCGACGCCGTGCGAAGTGTTGCCACTTCGGATTTGGCGGCCTCGAGTTCCCCGCCCAGTTTCTGCAAGTGGCGCTCGACCACCTGAACGTCACGCTCTTCCATTTCGACGGTGATGCCGTCCACAACAAAACTACGAGTAGCCATTGTCTTCTCCTTTGATTTGGATCTATCACCCATGCGCAACTTAGGTCCACCACGTGCTGCACGGGTAATGGCAACATGGTTGGCTCGAATGTCTGACTGAACTGCGTCGTACTTTTCACCTGCCGGTGTGGTCCCGTCGCCCCAAGCTAGCGTGGCCGAATAACCAACGGACAGTTGAGTCTTGCCGTCACGCACCTCCTTGATGGCGTCTGCATCCATAAGTACAAGCGGCACGCGAACGAATTCACCGTCACGCAACACCTCGCCACCGAGGTGCCCGACAGAAATATCCCGCCAGTTGGTGGCGTTGACCGGTTCATCCGGATGTTCGTTGGTCACCGGTTTATGTGCCAGCGACGCCACGGCGTCAGCGTGGAACACCTCGGCCTCCGGGCGAAACACCCGGACCTCTTTCATCTCCGGCTTACCAACTTCAAAGCCTTGGTAAATCTGAATGCCTGTGCGTGCGATGCGAGGACTACAGACGAGGTAACCGTCAGCCGTCTCACGAATGGAGGCAGCAGCGTCTAGCATTACTGTCTCAGTAAACTTGGTCACTGCGACCTCCTATTTCTTGTTGTCTTTTAGATATTGTTCGACAATGCGTTTGATGGAGTCTTCGTTGTTTTCGATTTTCTGTTCAAGCACAGTAATCTTTTGTGCCATACCGTCCATGCGCTGCACGCTATAGGCGGCACCGCGCGTCTCAAGAATATGGACGCGGGTTTCCAGTTTTACGGAGTACGATAAGATGCTGGCCGCACCTGCACCAATAGCGATCAACTGTGCGATCAGGAAATAGATGAGTGTGGAATTTTCCTTGAACCACGATGTCTTTACCTGACCGTTCGCATTGATCATTATTCCCATCCTTATCCCGGTGGCGGGATATCCGAAATGTCCGGTGGAGGAACTACGGCGGTCAGCGCCGCCGCTTGTGGCAACGCTAGTGGTTCCGGCGGTGGCTTGTTGAGGTCTTCCTGACGCCACTGCTCCAGGAACTTTGACGTCGCCTCGAGCACATCGGCAAACGTAATGAAAACACCGGCACGCAATTCGATCTTGTCTTCCAGCACGTCCGCAATCGCACGGGCGATCTGCGATCCCATCATGACTCCGTAAGTAACCTTCTCGCCATCTTTTGATAACGGTGGCGGAGGCAATGACGTGGAGGATGACGGTTTGAAAATACTCGCCCCACTGCTGGGCGTGTCCGGTTCCTGTAACAACACCTCTCCGTAACCGTACACCATGCCGGTCTGCGAATGCGGGGCGTTGAACTCGGCGCGAGATATGCGCCAAGTTGCTTCTACGGTTACGATAGCGGACATGACTTAACCTCGCAGAAAAGGTGCGCTGCCGTTGGTCTTGGCGGCATGTGGCTTGGGTTCCGGGACTTGTTCCGGCTGCGGCGGAATAGGTTCCGGGACCGGACGAGGTTGCGGCTTGGGTGCGGGTTCCGGCTGCGGCGGCGGTTGCTGCTGCTGGATTAGTTCGACCATGGCGCGCAGTGTAATCAACTGCATGTGCATGTCGCCGATGAGTTGCCGCACGTCTTTGTCAATGCGTTGGTTCACCAGTGTCGCTAGGTCTACAGTGTCAGTCATTTCAGTCTGTCCTCCAACTTGTCCATTCGTTTAATCAACTCCGAGACCAACTGCGGAAGGTCTCGCATTGTCTGTTGTTCCGGTGTCAGTTCTGGCATGAACTGTTTTCGGTCACCCAGTAACTCGCTTGTCTCCGGGTCGATGACCTTGTTGCGGAACGCATCAATGATAGCGTCCACATCACGTGAGTGTGGGAAGTCCAGTATCTCCCGCACGTAATGGTTGGCCGGAAAAATCATAGTCGGGTCGATGCACGCCGGACCAATGATCCATTTCTTTTCGGCCTCGTGAAAACAAAATGCAATCTTGACGCTGTCCTCTCGAAAGTTTTCCGAGAACAGACGGGCCTTGTTTTTCTTTGGCGGGTTCACGTACTCGTACCAATCGACGCCGTCGCTCTCGCGTTTGGCGAACAACGCATTCGCCGGCGCACCCTCCGGCAACACTGCCGGCTTGTACGGAATCCATTTACCGTGGTCGACAACTTTCATCATACATATCCTATCGCGAACCATCCGTTGGTATAGTATTGCATCTGCCGGTAACGTCGAACCCAATAGCCACCGTCACCGGATGACCCTGTCCAAACGGAACCGCCATAGGGTTCCGTTAATCCGGATGTGGGATAAACGGACTCGTCGCCGATGTAAGCCAGACGCACGTTGTTGTAGAGACCCGCTGGGTTGTAATCGTTGGTGCCCCATAGTCTGCCGTTGGCGGCATATACATGTGTGCCGTTGAGATTGTAGTTTGACCCATCCCATTGCAAGTAACGTGCGCCGGTGTTGCCAAGGTAAAGCACACCATAGTTGCCGTTATTGTGAACCCACAAATCGGCACCCGCCAGCGTCAATGGACCTTGAAGAGTTTGACTGCAATCCGTTGGAAACTTTCCGGTAGGCACCCGCCCCATCACGTAGGCGGTGGTTGCTACCCGAGTTGAATTGTCTCCGGCTCCCGGTGTCGGTACCTGAGCCGATTCCCGGAACGTCACATATTGATCGTTCTGTACACGCATCACCGGTGCAGGGTTTCCCGAGTAACCGGTGCGCCACCACATTTCCCCGTTGGTGTCCGTACCTATACCGGCCCAACTTCCGGGACTGCCATTCGGGCGGTGGTCATAGAATTTGATATTGGCGTCGGCTTCCGTCACCGCCCCGGCAGAGTTCGTACCTCGTGCCCAACCGAACTTGTGACCATTGGACGTTGAAATTAATCTGCCGGTAACCGTTACATTGCCAGCGACCGAAATCATGGACGCCGTCAACGTCCCGGTGAACGACGCATTGTTAACCGGCGCTCGCGTTGTGTCGGTCGGATGTACGTGGTCGCCGCGCGCGTATGTGGACACGCTACCGATGTACGCCGCACCATCCATGTACGGGTTGGTATTCGACGCCAACACCTTGCTGGCGTGTTCCGGTATGAACGACGACCACTTGATTCCATCCCAGTTGTAGACCGGTCCGGTTGCCGGCTTGTACTTCTGACCAATCGTTGGATCGGTTGGAAAATCAAGCATAGCCAACCGCCCACCAACTGGATGTGACCGCCTGGAATTGTCGGTAGCGCATCGCCCAACTGCCGCCTCCACCCGCGGCCCATCCACTCTGTCCTGTAATCACACCGCCGCCGTAGGGTTCTTCCAGCGCCTGCATGTAGGCCATGGCGCGGTCTCCTAGAAAGGCAAAACGAGTGTCGAGGATCGGCCAACCAACTTCACCGTTGCCAAACAATCGACCGGCTGCGGTGTAACAATGCGCGCTGACCAAATGATATTGGTCGTTGCCGGTATAGTGCAAATAGCGGTTGCCATACGTGTTTAAAAATATCACGCCCGTATTGTCGTTGCGGTGCGTGCGCAAGTCGCCGTTGATGTAGAAGACGCCACCGGTTGTTGTACCACCGGACAGCGGCAGAAACGGTCCAACCGCTGGATTGCTTAAAACGAAATTGGTGGTCGCTATCCTTGTCGAGTTGTCTCCAGCTCCCGGCGTCGGGGAAATCGGCGGTCGCAAGAACGAAGTGTTGCGGCCTTGGTCGATAAACAACGCCGGACCCGGTGTGCCAGACAAGCCGGTGCGTATCCAAAAATTGCCGCCAGAGTCGGTGCCCATGCCGCACCAATTGTCACCGCCGACATCGTAAAAGATTACGTTGCACTCTGACTTCAACGGCGGCGACACGTTGCCGGATGGGGTACCGAAATAATGACCCTTGGCGAGACTGTAGAACGTACCTGTCACGGCGATGTTGCCGGTGATGGTTACCGTCCCGGTGTTCGTCGTCCCGGTCAGGTTCTCGTTGCTGGGTTTTGCCTTCGTGGTGTCGAACGGATGGCGGTGGTCACCTCGAGCGTATTTGTATTCCAGTCCCGGCAACACCACGCCATTCATTAGCGGGTTGGTGTCGGACGGCGGGTCGCCCATCGTCAGCGGGTCGGCTTGGCAAGTCCACTTGGCCCCGTCCCACTTATACAGCGAGAACACCTGTCCAAGCGTCGG